TACCAGTTAGCGCAGGGGATACTTTCCCATTTGCAACAGCAGTAGTAACAAAGGCCGTATTAGAAGCCTGAGTAGTGTTAGTCCCTGCGGAAGCCGTAGGAACAGTCGGAGTACCAGTAAGAGCTGGTGAGTTAATATCAGCCTTAACGTCAACAACGGCCTTGACCTGAGAAAATTCATCCTCAATCTCAGTACCTTTGACTCGTTTAGCTGCTGAACCTGAGGCTAAACCATCTTTAGTCTCAAAGTTTGTCAATCGTGTGAAAGTAGTATTAGCCATTAGTAAGACCTACCTTGTTTTACGTAAATATCAAGTTTCTGTATTGAGAGGGGGTCGCCATTCACTTCAGCTTCAAAGCCTAATTGAACTACAGAGCCTTGGCCTCCTATAGCGAGTTTAATTTTTTCTGTGAAACCATAGCCGCCATATTCAGCAGCAGTATACACATCAGTTGTTATTTTGTCAGGGTTAGCGTCATTTGTAATGTCATAAGTATCAGGGTCGTTGTATTCAACATTAGTGTTGTACTCAGACACTGTGCTTTGTTGCACTGAACCAGTATATGTTCTGTATACGTCATTATAATCAACAGCAGTTTTTATTTTAAACTCTTGTCCACTGCCGCCTATCAAAGTCACGCCTATGTGCTTCATTAGTTTAATGATGGTTGGTTGTCCAAAGTCAAAATAATTAGTAAAGTAAGTAACGTAGTACGAAGCATTGTTATCTAAGTAACCTTGGTATATTCCAATTCCGTTAGTAAATCCTAAGTAAAGTTTATTAGTGTTGGCCTGAGAGCCACAACGAACACCCATGTTAGACCAAGTTGTTACTCGGAATGAGCCGTCCTCTAGTCTTCCTCTTGTGTCAAAACAATAAACTAAATTGTTAGTAGGAAGAATTAAAAGATACATAGAGTCGAAAGGACTGTAGATACCTGTAACTTTATTTAAGTTTTCTGACTTGACTTGTTTGTTTAAATCATCACGTACATTACTAGAAACGTCAGCAATAGGGTTAGATTTTTCTTGGATTACTCGGTTTAATGAACGAACACCACTAGTTGACAAAAACAGGATGTCAGTTCCTATGTTCTGTATAGAACCAGCAGCAATACAACCTACGTTCTCTAGTACTTCAATAACACGTATTTCTACGGAAGTTAAAGTCAAATCACCATTGTTATTATCACCAAGTATAACAATACAGTTTTTACAAAAAACAATAATGTATCCGTTAAATCCACTGATTTGTACTATCTCATCTCCACCATTAGTCCATATGTTACGTAAGTCCATCTCACCGGCCCCAGAGTGGCCTTGGAAGTCGTCTCGACCTATGGCAGTAAAATATACTGTATGTTTATCAGTGGACGTTCTAGCGGCCCATAGACGGCCATACGCAGCATTGACTGTACCGAAGTTCTGTACGCCCTGTGACGACAAGTTAGATATAGTCAGGTTAGAGTCAATAACTTTTACAGGGTATCCATCTTGAGCTAAATAACAATTACCAATAAAGTTAGTAGCTTTCCACTCACTATCTCCGTGACCAGTTTCTAAGGTAGATAAAGTAGAAGTTCCTTTGTAGATACTTCCGTTACCCCAGCTAATGTGGTCTACGTAACCTGTGTTGCCTACATACTCATGAATACCATCTAAGTTTACACCAGTAGAACCTTGAGTTAAATAGGTGTAGCCTTTACGAGCACCTAGTCTACCTGATTCGTCAATGACGCAGTTGTTAGCTTCAATAGCAAAACCAGCTTCTAAAGTAGTTCCTGATTCTTGCGTGTTTACTCCAAAAAAACCTGGGGCTGCTATGGAAGCAGATAGTAATTGTTTTGGCATTATACTGCTCCCCAGACTAGTTCCTCAGGGTGTTTGCCAGCATCAAGGGCAATAGCGTCAGAAAGTAAACGATTAGCCAGTACGTAAGCGTTAGTACTAGACATACCTCCGTCTTCGCCACGTTCTTCTACAGCTAAGGCATAAGCCAAAGCAACTACAGGAGCATGAGGAATAGTCATTACATCAGCATTATCTTCAAGCTCTACAGTTCTCTTTACCACGTTAAAACGTAGTTCGTATGTTCCATCAGGGATAGGCCATACGTCTACCTGTGTGTCACCATTGGCATCAATACCATTGAAGCTGTAGTCACAAGGAGCGCCCTTAGAAGGGTCGTCCGTGTTAAAGTATTTGTTAAACTGACTAGCTGTTTTATAAGTCATAAACTTATTTTGAGTGTCATTGATAACGTCAAGGACTGTGATTCGATTTTGAGAACCAGTAAGAACATAGTTAAAAACGTCCTCACTAGTAGTAGCCGACAAAGTAGTACGTAATCCTGACCACTCCCAAGAGTTCTCTACAAGCTCTCTAGCTTGGTTCACAAACACCCCAATTAACTTGGCGTAGTCGTTAGCATTTACAGAAGTAACTTGACGCTCTCTAAGGCGTAAAAGTATCTCATTAACGAGTTCTAAATATGTTTTCATGTTAATCCTGTTTCCATGTTTTTACAGTTTTTTCTACAGAACGTCCCACTACGTATCCACCTAGACCTATTTGTATCAAAGTCCATAGGTTTTCGTGATCTTGTGGTGTCATATTAGGCGCATCAAAACCTAAGTATCTAGCTACGACTAAACCAGTAAAGGTCAACATAACTATAGGTCGCCAGCTAGAGGCAATCCAGTTAGAACTTTGTGCTTCTGAGTTAATAATTTTAGATTGGTTTTCAAACAGAGACTGATGATATTCAGTAGCTTTGTCTACAGCAGCAGCTTGAAGTTCTAACAAACGTAACTTGTTGGTTAAACGCTCTTCTTCTGATGTATGTAATTCATCCACCAGCTCTGCGGCTGGCTTAAAAATACCTGTAATCATATCAACTACTGAAAATAACTTCATTTCAACCTCTCAATAAGTAAGCAACAGTGCCTACCATGCTCGCTATCAGTATTCTAATAAACCACTCGTTAGTGCCTGAAGTCTTTGCCATTCTGGTCGTATCCACAAATAACTCGTCTAACGAATCACTATGTTTATTTAAACGCCTATCATGGTGATCTAAGCGTTGTTGGACGGCTACGTGTTTCTCTTCAATACGAGCCAAAGCGGTCACAACTTCTGACATTTGATCTACCTTACTAGTTAGTCTATCAAGACTGTTTTCTAGTCTATCAAAGCGTTGTTCGGACATTAGCGATTTCCCTATTAAATGCTTATGTTTAGTATGCCTTAGTTACCATTTAACTTTGTCAGCCCAGTAAGCCGCAGACATTTTACCTTTAGATATGTTTTTAGCGTGACGGGCTTTAAATGACTTCTTACGTGCTTTCTCAGAAGCAGTCTTAGGAGCTTTACCAGCACCAGAAACACCTTGTTGACCAAAACGAATTGTCTTTACTTGGTCACCTTCTTTGGCCACAACAACGTGTGACTTAGTAGGGTGATTAGGGGTACGCTTAGGCTTGTTGTAACCACTGACACCAGTTTTTTCTAAACGTGAGTCTTTCTTCTTCATCGTTTTTTACCTTTGTGTAATCCGTGTTTAGCGTGTTGCTTTCCTTTGGCCGTAGCTTCACGTTTCTTCTTGTTAGCCGCTGCTAATTTTTTCTTGCCTGCCGCAGTAGACTTTAGCTTTTTAATAGCTTTAGCTGGTGCATAAACTTCACCAGTTTTTCCACTAGGCTTACCAGAAGGTGTACGCCACTCTTGCTTAGTCCACTTCTTTAAAGACTTCTGAGACTTTTTTAGCGCCATGACTTCCTCGCTTTCTTTTTAGCCTTATCTGACAAAGCACCATAATGAAATAACTTTTCACTAGTTTTGCCGTGAGTCTTTCCAGAATGCAAAGAACCATCAGACATTTTATGTGTACCGCCTTTATGGACAGTACCGTCTTTTCTGTAGTGATTCACACCTTTCATTTATAGCCTCCACCTTTAGCTTTATATTCTTTAGCTAACATTTGAGCCTTACGTGCAGACCACTGACCAGCTTTGCCACCTTTAGAGCCTGCTTTAATCTTGTTAAACAAGTTCTTACGCATGGTAGGCTTAGTGTAGTTACCAGCTTTGTTTACTGTTGATTTCTTTTTCTGTGCAGGCATAGTTTGGTTTACTCCTCGACATCCTTAGGATAAGTTGCCTTTACTGTTGTAATAGTCTGCTGCCATTGGTTAGTACCGTTGACCTTATCCCAATACAGCATATCTAACTGGTCAGGAACACTTGGATATTTAACTTCACGATCGCGTTGGTACTGCGTACTTTCCCAATCGTTTTTTTCTATTTCTGTTCGAAAGTCATAATATTCAGTAGTACCATCTTGATTTACTTTATTATGATTTTCTTCCAAGGCAAATTGCCATGCTGTGTCACTTACCTGAACAT